GCACGCCATGCTTAACCGAGGTTGCCGTTGACGGTGTAACAATAATTGGAAATGGTACGCCCGACGACCCCTTAATCGCAGTTGGAGGCGGTGGTGGCGGTAGCTTAACTGTGCGCGATGAGGGTACTGTCGTGGCTTCAGGGGTTGTAAATATGAACTTTCGCGGCGGTGCTGTGAATGCGAATAGCAGCACTCCCGGCTCGGTTAATATCGATGTACAAGAAGTACAATTAACGGAAGGAACTGGCATTGATATAACTGGTACTTATCCGAGCTTTACAATTGCCAACACGCTACCCGACCAAACGGTTGTGCTTACGGAGGGTGCTGGCATTGATATAACAGGAACTTACCCGAACTTCACAATTGCTGCGACAGGCGGAGGAGGAACGGTAACAGATGTAACAGGAACAGCTCCAATTTCATCAAGCGGTGGCACTACGCCCGACATCAGCATAACGCAAGCTTCAGGTAGTAGCGATGGCTACCTAAGCTCGACTGATTGGAATACCTTTAATGGCAAGTTCGATGCGCCAACGGGAACGAGCGCGGATTATCTCGATGGAACTGGAACGCCTACGCTATTTCCAACGCTAACAAATGGCACGGTTACATCGGTTGCGGCAACTGTACCAAACCCGACAAACCCAGCATTCAGCGTCAACGTACCAAACCCGACCACTACGCCAAGCGTTGACATAACAGCCAACGGGCTTGTGAGTCAGTACGTGCGAGGCGATGGCTCTTTGGCAAACTTCCCTTTGGGCGGTGGCGGTGGGGCATCGGTTAACTATTATCTCAACGGGTCAATAAGTCAGGGCACGATTGGAGGCAATCCTTATTTTCAAATGAGCCGCGTGCCTGTTCTCGGAGCTGGTACAAACTTCACACGCACCAACGCGCAAGGCAATGGATATATTGCACAATTCATAACGGATGCAGGCGACCCAAATCTTTTGGCAATCCCTTCGGGCAATTGGAACTTCGAAACCTACTTTAGCGCATCGAGTGGCGGTGGCAATCCGAGCTTTTATATCGAACTGTATAAGTACGATGGTGCAACCTTTACGCTGATATCTTCAGGGGCTACAAATCCCGAAGCCATTACAGGAGGCACGGTAACTGATTTATACGTTAGTGCGCTTGCAGTACCTTCCACAACTTTGCTTGCAACCGATAGACTTGCAGTACGCATTTTTGTAACTACATCGGGGCGGAACATTACGCTGCATACTGAGGATAACAACCTTTGCCAAATAATTACCACGTTCACCACAGGGCTTAACGCATTGAATGGCTTGACCGCGCAAGTGCAGAACTTCGCAACGGGTACGGCAGGCACGGACTTCGGCATTAATTCGGCAGGCAGCACGCATACATTCAATCTACCAACTGCAAGCGCAAGCAACAGAGGTGCATTAAGCTCGACCGATTGGAGTACATTCAATGGCAAGTTTAACACGCCTACGGGTACGACTTCGCAATATGTGCGCGGCGATGGTAGCCTTGCAACCTTCCCAGCATTGCCGACAATATTCAAAAATACCGTTGATTCGGTAGGCTATTCAAGTACTGCGAATACCGCTGTATTTACGCAGGCTATCACAGCTAATACATTTGCAGCAGGGGATATTATTCGAATCACTTACAGAACGCGCAAAACGGGAACGGCTGGAAATCAAACGCTGCGAATGTATGCCAATACAACGGCTAATTTAAGTGGTAGCCCTATTCTTTTGGGTTCATGGCAGAACACTGCTGCGAATAACTTTTTGATGAACTCATTTCAGCGGCATTTAGTGATTAAAAGTAGTACCAATAATACCGAGGTTCTTTTTGCGCCAACAATAAGCCAAAGTACCGATTTCTTTCTTGCGTCTAATATTACGACCTGCGTAATCGATTGGACTGTTAACCAGTTTATAGTTTTCGCGATTCAAAACTCAAACGCAGGGGATGTAAACTTTGGCTCAATGTATTTAATCGAAAAGCTATGACAAACATAAACATCACACAAACATCGATTCAATTCTTTTCATCCGTTGCTAATGGCGAAATCGATGCTCAACTAATTGCGCCGAACTGGGAGGTAGTGGATAGTAAAAGCCTGCACATTATTTCTGATGCAGGGGTGTATTGCTTTGCCACCACAAGCACCACGTTTAACGACCAACAATTTGATAGTTCAGATGATGCGTTAGCGTATCTGAATAATTTGTAAATTAGTGGGCAAATTTTACAACTATGGCAGGCGTTAAGGTTACCGATTTACCAGTATTAGGCACAGCCGCGGCTGACGATGTATTGTACATTGTTGATACGAGCGATGACTTATCTAAGCAGATTGAGGTTGCAAATTTAGGCGGAGCGCTTGGTTTAGATAGCGGAACTTATACTCCAGTTGCAAGTGCTAATAGTGGGGCGGTTACTGGAATTACTTCTTTAGATGGTTATTATTCAATTATAGGTAACATAGTAACTTGTACAATTAGAGGTGTTGTAGGACTTGATTTTTCTGTACCAAACGGGATTGCAACTATTTCATTACCATTTGCAAAATCTGCAAACGCTGCTATAGGAACACTTACTATCCAAGCAGACAATCAATTTACAGGGATTGTAGATATGAATGCTGATTTAATTTTCCAATCATTGGATACATCATTATTTACTATTGGTACTCAATTTTGTGCGATTTTTCAATATGAAAAAGCCTAACCATGCGCAGCACCTCGATTCTCGGACTTAACTTGATTAAGAAGTACGAAGGGTTGAGGCTCTCGAGTTACCTATGCCCAGCTTCCGTGCCAACGATAGGCTACGGCTCGACACGCTATCCAAACGGCAAGAAGGTTTTATTAGGCGAAAAGCTCGCAAGCGAAAAGGAAGCAACGCAGCTTTTACTCGCTACACTTGAGCCGTTCGAGGCGGCAGTAAATAAGCACCTACCGAATATTAATCAATGCCAGTTCGATGCTTTGGTTTCATTCGCCTACAATGTCGGCACGGGTGCATTAATAAAATCAACGCTGCTAAAAAAGGCAAAGGTTAACCACGCACACCCTTCGATACTCGATGAGTTCCTTCGTTGGAACAGGGCAGGCGGTAAGGTATTGGCAGGGCTAACCAATCGCAGGCGCGAAGAGGCGAATCTGTATTTCTCACTTTGTAATAAATAAGCCTTAATTGCCCCAACGCTCGCGGCTGTTTCGCGTAATTTAATCCATGCGAAAACGTGCTACCAAACCGAGGCGAGTTATTGATATTGTTGTCAAGCATTGGCGTGGCACAATCGGCTCGCTAATGATTTTGGTGTCCATCTTTTTACTTATCTTCAAAGTGATAACAGCCGAAACATTAACAGCCATAATCGCAGCACTAATCGCAGCAGGGTATATTCCAAAAGCAAAGAACGATGCAGCAGATTCTTAGAGATACCGTCAAGATTGTGCGCCATAGCAAGGTGAATGTAGACACCATGAGCTGGGAAGTTGCAAATGCCGACACAAGCTTTCAGCAAGCTAACCGCGAAAGCTTCGAGTATGTCATGGCACATCCAAAGCCAGTGCGTGAGCTTACCGCCTTTGATACAATTCAGCCCTGCGATGTATCTTTGTTAGCAGCCCCAACGTACTACACCGCCAAAACTCAGCCCGTAAGAAATACACAAGATTTGGAAACGCCTATGAATTACGATATACTTTTGAATGGTGTTGTGTTTAGCTTTACCCTTTGGATGAGTGCAAAGTATTTGATGGGGTGCGGTGCTGCCTGGAGCAATTTCTTTGCTGATATTCGCAGCGAACTTAGGGCTTAGTTCTTATCTTTGCCATATGGCATCATTGCACATCCTTGAGTCATCAATCGACCTCTTCTATGTGATCACCGACAAGGATGGCAATATCGTCACCTCCAATGATTTATTCAAGGAGTACAGCAGCCATATAAAGCCAGGCAATATATTGGACATTGCAGCCAATGATAGCGATAGGGATGAGATGCTGATTGCCATCAGAAAGGCCCAGAGCAGAACACCGGATCCAATACGAGTCTATTCAAGGACACGCCAGAAGATGGCATCTGAGCGGTACAATATGTGGAATGTTTACTCAATCATGAACAGCATCCACCTGATTGGAATTCAATTGGTCGATGTGACATCCATCAGCTCGCATGAACATGAACGCCAGAAGATGCTTTTGGAAGAGTTTCGCTTCATGTTAAGCCACGAACTTCGCCAGCCTTTGACTTCAATTGGTGGCTTGGTTCAGATGATCATGGAGCACAAAGAGATAACTGAGGAAGAACGAAAGGGTATTATGGAGATGATAGCAGACAGCGTGAAGAAGCTTGATGAAGTGATAAAGCTTCTGGTAAAGAAAGCCACAAGACAATTATGAAAAATGCGCACACCTACCTACCAAGCACTGATGAAGAATGTGACGAGCGGCTGGTGAAGGTGCTTGCGATTTACATCATTGAAAGGGCTATGCCGTTGAAAGTTGCGAGCGAAATACTACTTTCCAACTTGCGCAATAAGGATCTTTACATGATTCGATTTAACGAGGTAATGCAATTTGTAAGCAATGGAACGATCTAACACAACTACGCTGGCTCTGGTGACAATTTCGCTTGTGCTAATCTTGATGCTCATCAGGACATGCGGAAGCTTGGCCACAACAGAGGCCGAACTGGAAAGGCTTGACAATGCCAATGATGAATACACCATGCGCATTGCTGACGACTCGGCCAAGATTTACAGCCAGTCGCAGACCATTGTGAGCAGCGATCGCAAGTATGCCGAGCTCGAGAAGATAAACAGCAAGCTGGAGATGAAGGCAAGCCAAGCCGTGCAATACAGGACCAAGACAGTAATCAAAACCGAGTTCGAACTTGGTGATACGGTGTACATCGACAGCTTTCCGCACTTGCGCCTGCCAAGAACATTCGGGCGTGAAGGTAAATGGTTATCCATAGGCGGCACGATAAACCGCACAGGAAGGCTTCAGATTGACTCAATGATAATTCCGGTAGCTTATACCGTTGCAATCGGAGATACGCTGCGTAAAGGCTCTATTTTGCGAAAGCGTGACAAGGTGGTTCGCATTGCAGTAGATAATCC